TTTTTGGGTAACGAACAACCTATAATCATTAACTAAAGGAGGAAAAAATTATGGCATGTGATATTAATTCGGGCTTTGCCCTTGGATGCCGCGATAATAGCGGTGGAATCAAAGCAATATATATCCTCTCTGGCTCCGTTGCAGGAATAACAGATGTTTCTAACGAAATATCTGATATAAGTGGTAGCGGAATCTTTTATCAGTTTGATTTACAAAGGGGAACTTCTGATTTTACAGAAACAATCAATGGTTCAACTGAAAACCAAACAGTCTTTTACGAGGCTACGGTAAATGCCGCGTTCGCAAAATTACAAACATCAACTAGAAACCAAGTAAAAATACTTGCTCAAAACCCAGATTTAAAAATCGTTGTTGAAACGAATAACTCTGTAAGTGGTGAGAAGTTTATTTATGTAGGTAGAGAGAATGGTGCGTTGTTAAATGCAGGACAAGGTCAGTCAGGAACTGCTTTAGGTGATGCAAATGGTTATGTTTTGACTTTTTCAGCAACTGAACCAAACCCAGCCGATATGATCGCTGGAACGAGTTTAAGTGCTGCGTTGTCAGGAATAACTGTTTCACAATAAGAGTGATTAAAGATAGTGTGGGGGATTCGTTCCCCCACTATTATCTTTTTTATATAATATAATACAACGAATATGCAAACAGTTAAAGAAAACCAAGTAAACGAATTAGTTTGGCCGTACGAAGTTGTTGCGTGGGTTAATCCACCATCAGGTTCAAAGTCAAATTATATTTTTGCATATGAGTCTTTAGCAAATAATAGTGGTTCTTCGGAATTCGCTTCATTTGCAACCGCAAGTTTAGAGATGAATAACAATAGATGGAGGGTAACCCCCATTAATTTAGTTACAGGCTCTACTACAAATCTTGGTGAGATGTATGTTAAAGCGGGGACAACATACGAGATAAGTTTTAGATATGGTATCAAGCCTTTCTATTTATGGAGAGATGCTGAACCAACTTGGGCAGAAACTGCAGGAAACTGGAGTTTTCCTTTTTTACCTACATCAGACAATTCAATTTCTATGGGAGATGATAGAATGTTTGTATCAGGTGCTGTATCGCCAGAAGAAACACTTTACATAACATCTAATGACGATGCAAAATTTACAATATATCAAGGGTAATATGAAAAAATTAAACAAACATAAACTAACTATCATTCCTAAGTATGGAGATTATTATTATCCTACTACAAAAGTATTTGAAGATGATAAAGGTGATGTAGTATATTATGGAGAAGCAAATGAGTTTCCACAGTATATAATTGAATTATACAACAAATCTTCTATAAATGGAACTGCAATATCATCTAAGAGAGATGCGGTTGTAGGACAAGGATTAACCACAGAGGATGAGAGTATATTAGAGTACGCAAACAAAGAAGGTGAGAGTTGGAATGATATATTCAAAAAGGTAGCTTTAGACAAAGTAATGTTTGGTGGATTTGCACTAGAAGTAATATGGTCTAACGATAGAACAAAAATAGCAGAGGTATATCATATAGATTTTTCTTATGTAAGAGCACATAAGATGAACAACAGAGGAATTGTACCAGGATATTATATTTCATCTGCATTCCAAAATAAAGGGAGATTAAGAGTACCAAAAGAAGATTTAACTTATATACCTAGATTTAATAAGTTAGATAGAACATCTCCATCACAAATTATCTATGCTGGAAACTATGAACCAGGTATGAGGTATTATCCTCTACCGGATTATAATTCAGGTCTTAACATTATAGCACTTGATGCAGAAATAGATAATTTTCATAAAAACAATATTAAAAACGGATTGGCTCCGTCCCTTTCAATTACAACATTTACAAATGCTGATAATGAAGAAAGAGGAGTAATAGAACAACAATTAAGAGAAGCATATGCAGGAAGTGATAATGCTGGTTCTCTTATTTATATGGATGTTGCAAACAAAGAAGAAGCACCTGTCATCACACCAATACCACAAAATGGAGCTGATGGGTATTATACTACTGTTAATGATATGGTTACTCAAAAGATACTTACATCTCACAGGATTACATCTCCTATGATTTTAGGAATTAAAACAGAAGGTCAGTTAGGTGGTAGAACAGAGATGTTAGAAGCGTTTGCACATTTCCAAAAAACAGTAATAGAACCAATACAATCTGACATATTGTCAGTATTTACAGATATATTCAAAGTAAATGGATTAGATGTAACACTTGGAGTAGAAACTACAAGAATATTTGATGATGGTGATGAAACAGAAGTAGTAACATCAATAGATGAAGAAAGTGGTTCAGATGCTATACTAGAAGATGGTATAGAAGAGAATATAGTTAACGTACAAGAGAAACCTAAAAACGAGGGAATAATATAATGCAAAACACATTACTAATATCAGAAGCTAAATTAAAAGCATTTACAGATATAAACAATAATTTAGACCCTTCTTTAATTAAATCAACAATTAGAGAGGCACAGATTATACACATTACAAGATTGTTAGGAACAAAATTGTATGATAAGATAATAGATGATGTTGATGCAGGAACTTTGACAGGAAATTATAAATCTCTTGTAGATGATTATGTACAAGATGCATTACTTTACTGGTCATACTATGAATCATTAGAATCGATTTATTTAAGACCAAGGAATAATGGTTTATTACAACCACAAGGAGGTGATAACGCACTATCTGTTGATATGATAGTATATGATAAGAAAAGACGTTCAGTAAAGAATAAGGCTGAATATTTTAGTGAAAGATTGGTAGATTATTTATGTTTTAATAATAGTTTATTTCCAGAATATGGGACAGAACAGAATGATGATATATTCCCAGACGCAGGAACACAGTTTAAATCTCCAATAGTATTTAGAAATGGAATTAGAGATAATATAGAACAATTGGGAATAAAAGTAATAAATTCAAGATACAGTTATTTACCACAATAAAAAATGAGATAATATACAATGGCAAATTATAATTTAACAAATCAACCAATATCCGCTTCGTTTCAACAATTACTACAAGTTAATGAGAGTAATTACTTAGTTGATGGAACTGGTTCTTTAGTAGATGAACTAAACGTAACAGGTTCAATATCAGCATCAACATATTACGGAGATGGTAGTAATCTTACTGGTATATCTGGTGGTGGTGGTAGTGTTGATACAGGTTCTTTACTAGAATCTGCTTCAATATCAGATGCAACTATTACCTTTACAAAAGGAGATGGAGAAACATTCGCTATAACAGTAGATAATGTTGAAAATTCAGTATCATCATCACATTCAGTTAATTCAGATAGTGCAATTAGTGCATCACATGCAGAGTTTGCCGATAATGCAACATCAGCATCACACGCAGAGTTTGCAGATGAAACAGATGATGTAATTCTTAATGTAAAAAATACATCAGGTGCAGATATAGGAAAAGGATTAGCAGTTCACGCAACAGGTGTGACTGGTGAGAATGTAAATATTAAATTAGCAGACTCTTCTGTTAGTGGAGATATGCCTGCTATTGGTATAACAAGAGCAGCTATATCAAACAACGCAAGTGGTGTTGTAATAATAAGTGGTAAAGTAAAAGGATTAGATACATCAACAGATGGATTAGTTGCAGGAGCAGCAGTATATGTAAATGGAGCAGGAGTATTAACTTCTACTAAACCAACTGGTTCTGATTTAATACAGAACATTGGTATATGTGGTAAAGTAGATGCAACAGATGGAGAGATTATAGTAATGGGTAGTGGTAGAAGTAATGATTTACCTAATATCGCAGAAGGATATGCATGGGTAGGAGATTCTAACGGAGTACCACAAGCAATATTAACAAGTTCATTTGAGGGAGGTGGAGCTACAATTGATACTGGTTCATTTATTAACACAGGTTCAGTTGAACAAACAAAGAACGCAAATATCGTTCAAGCAATAACTGCACCAGGTACTAATCAAGTAAAAAACTTTTTCGAATTAGATAGTGCAGAGAACAACGGTCTTACTTATACTAATAATACTATGGGTATTCAAAACTATCCTAGTTATGGTCGTTCATACGAAGATACCTTATTATTTGAATTTTATAACTCAACGGGTTATAACTTCGGTACTGAATTAGGAATAAATGGTGGACAGTTCCAAGTATCACAAACTGCCTCTGGTAGTGGTGCTGGTGCATTGTTTAGAATACAAGATGATGGTGCTGCAGGTACTGATGTAGATTTACATGGTACTACAATTAACATTGGTTCATTTACTGGTACAAGATTAGCATCAGGTGGAATTACAATAGGAAGAAGTAATGTTCCTGTAACTATATCATCTACTGAATTACAACTTACTAGTCCAGTAGCTCTTCAACAAGGAGCAACAGTAACACAAGGTGAAGATTTAAAATTAAATAATAGTAATTCATCTATATATTTAGAATCACCAGATATTTCTACATTAAACATTAATGCTATTGATAATAATCAAAGTATTAATATTACTGCTGGTAATACTGGTGCAGGGTCTTTCCCATCTAATATTACAATTGCATCAGAATCACCAACTGGTTCTGTTACCTTAAAAGGTCAAGAAGTAAATGTATCAAGTTCTCTTGATATACAATCAACACTAACTGCTTCTTTATCAGAAGGTTTTGTTTGGATGGGTGATAGTAATAATAGAACAATTCTTGCATCAACAGCATCATTACAAGCAGGAGCTATAGATACTGGTTCGTTTGCTATAAAAGACCAATCGAATACATTTACAGAAGGTCCTCAAATAGCATCTGCATCAGATGGTAATGGATATTTCAACTCAAAACCAACAATGCCAACTAGTGGATTTGGACAAAAGAAATTATGGGAAGCAAATAACCAAAACTTATCAGTTGATGGTAATGGAGTATATAATGTAGTTCAAGAAAGTTTATCACACTTTAATGGATATGGTAGATGGTATGATGGTTCTTGGTATCAAGAATTTTATGATAGTGCTGCATCTTATGGAACAGAAGTTACTGTAAATGGTGGTGGATGGAGAGCAGCTGTATATGCAAGTGGTTCTGGTGGTTCTAATGGACGTTTTTATTTAGAAGATAATTGGGATAATACTACTAACTTTAAGTTAGATGCTCAAGATATTCAAATTGGAACAAGTGGAGGAAGTAATAACCCACAAAATATTACCATTGGTAAAACTAATACTCCTCTTAATTTAAATGCAAATGATTTAAAAGTTAGTTCATCAATTGATATAGAAGGAAGTTTAACATCATCACTACAATCAGGATATGTTTGGGTAGGTGATGGAACAGGAAGAACAACAACAGTATCTACTGGTTCATTTGGAGGAAGTATAGATACAGGTTCTCTATTAGTAACTTCAAGTGCTACTAATAATGTTATTACTTTTACAAAAGGTGATGGTAGTACATATACAAACACAATAGATACTGGCTCAGGTGGAGGTGGTGGTGCTGCGTTCCCTTATACAGGTGATGCACAGATTACTGGTTCACTTGGTGTAAGTGGTTCTATTGTAATACAAGAAGATTCATATCCTAATAATAGATTAGGATTTAAGAGTGGTTCTACTGAGTATGTACAAATGTATATTGATACTGGTTCAGAATTTGTACCAGATGCTTGGGTTATAAATCATCATAGTGGTGGACAAATTGTAAGTGTTGCTAATGCAAATGGTTGGTTAGAAATAAATACTGTTGCCAATTTAAATGGTTCTTCTGCTTTTAGAGGAGATGTACAATGTAGAAATATAACTCAAGATAGTAGTTATACTGCAACCTTTGATAAAGTATCTGTAAATACTACACTTACTCTATCACCACAGAATCCATTACCATCAGGAGCAGTTGGTGAGATGGCAGCGAGTGGTTCTAACTTATATTTCCATAACGGAACTATTTGGAAAGAAGTATCATTTGTATAATAGTAATAATTAAGTTAAAAATTAAGTTCTCTTCGTGAGAACTTTTTTTTTGCCTTATTTTGACATGAAAACTTTTTTTCTATATACTTATAGCTATAAAGGGAGTAATAATGAAGATAAATAAATATTTACAAATACATTACAAAGAAATAACACAAAAGGTTAGAGCAGTAACTAAGAATCATCAGAGCACACTAGATTTGTTAAATGATTGTATTGTTTCTTTACTAGAAAAGGGAGAAGTATATACTGATAAGATAGTATCTGATGGTAAAGTACAACACTATATTATCAAGATGGCATACATTCAGTTTAATTCTTCTACATCACCATTTCATCTAAAGTATAGAAACAAACATAAGTTACAAGAATACGATGCAAGGAAACACGATAAGGAAGATGTAAAAGAAGATACGAGTGGTGTAGATATAGATAAACTTGCAGGTGATATAAAATTATACATAGGTAAATTACCTGTCTATGAAAGAACCTTAGCTGAAAATCATTTTATAAATGGTCAATCACAAAGAAAGATGAGCAGATATTATTCTATTAACAGAAAATATATAAAATCTGATTTAGATAATATACAAGGTAATATAAAATTAACATTTAATAAATCAAAATACAAAGACAATGATGAATAATATAGAATTAGTATTAGCAGTAATAGGTTCTTTTACAACAGGATATATTACATTTAAAGGATTTAAATGGTTATGGGTAAGAAGAACTCGTATATCGTTTAAAAACCCTCTTAAACAATACATAAGGAAACAAGTAGTAGAATATTTAAAAGAATTAAAAAATGAGTAAAAAAGAAAATATTTTAAAGAAAATATCTTTAATAATAGACGGTTATGATGATTATGCAGTTTCATCAGATGGTGATGTTATTTCTTACAGAGGTAGGAAACCAATAATATTAAAACCACAAAAGGCAGCACAAAGTAAAAAAGGTTATAGACAAGTTAGATTGTTTAATAAAAACTCCCTTTCTAAAACACAGAAAGCTCCAAATGGTGATTTTAGAAATATAGGTAAATTACATTATGTACACAGATTAGTATGGCAAATGTTTGTAGATGATATACCTAAAGGAATGACAATAGACCACATAGATGGTAATCCAAGTAATAATACTATTACTAACTTACAACTTCTAACCCCAAGAGAAAATACAATTAGACATTATTGTATGGATGGTAGAAGATACCTAAGAAGAGAAAGAGATGAAATGATTGAGGCGTATGAAAA